TTACAGGAACAGGATATTGGGACTTTAGAGAATTTGGTGGTTGTCCAGCAAGTAGAGATGCTAACACAAATGGTGATATTAATTTTGTAGTTCCAGGTGCCGCAGATGATGGCAACATGTACACAATTATAGCTGAATTTATTAAAGAATATTCATAGGAGGGTAACATATGGCCAATACAACTTCAGGCACAGTTACTTTCGACAAAACGTTCGCAGTTGATGATTTAATTGCAGAGGCATACGAGCGTATTGGTTCACAGGTAACTTCTGGATATCAATTAAAATCAGCTAGAAGATCTCTTAATATATTATTTCAAGAGTGGGGCAATAGAGGTTTGCACTATTGGGAAGTAGGAGAAGCTGATATTAATTTAGTTGAAGGTCAAGCAGAATATATTTTTTTTAGATCATCTGGAGAAGGCACAAGTGCAGTTACAGATCCTGCTGATACTTATGGTGTAGCTGATATTCTTGAAGCAACTTTAAGAACAAGTAGAACTGCAGTAGCTCAAGCAGATTCTGCACTTACAAAAATAGATAGATCAACTTATTCTGCTTTAGCTAATAAGCTATCTAAAGGAGCACCATCAAAGTATTTTGTTCAAAGATTTATAGATAAAACAGTTGTAACTCTTTATCCAACAGCTGATTCTAGTAATGCAGCAAAAGCTGCTCATATTTATTTTGTAAAAAGAATTCAAGACGCAGATGGAACTTATACAGATGCAACTGATGTACCATATAGATTTGTACCTTGTATGGTATCAGGTTTATCTTTTTATTTATCACAAAAATTTAATCCACAATTAACACAACAAATGAAATTATTATATGAAGATGAATTAGCAAGAGCCTTAGCAGAAGATGGTTCTTCTACAAGCACCTTTATAACACCTAAAACTTATTATCCGAATATATAACTATGTCAAAATACGCAAAAGCAATATCAGATAGATCAGGAATGGAATTTCCATATAATGAAATGGTTACAGAATGGAATGGTTCTTTTGTACATATATCTGAGTATGAAGATAAACATCCACAATTAGGACTAAGAGTTAATCCAGGTAGAGAAGAACAAGGTTTATCTAATGCTAGACCTTCAAGAACAGAAAATGAAGTTTTAATACTTCTTGTACCAAATCCTTTTGAAAGCATAGCTGCAAGTTCTGGAATTATAAATGTATCAGAACAAGGTCACGGGAGATCAACTGGAGATACTGTAAGATTTAGAGGTACAAGATATATTACATCTGATCCAGATGGATTTCAAAACCCCATTAATTTTGATGGTATTACAGGATCTAATTTATCTAAAGCTGCCGGTTACTCGATAACTGTAGGCAAAAGAGATTCAAGCGGAAACATTACAAACACAGAAAATTTCTATCACTTTACTGTAGACACAGATACTGCTACAACTGGTGATATATCAGGAGGAGGAGAAGGTTGTTCGTCAGGACCAGCAACTTTAACAGCATAATATGGCAGGAATTAGTTACTCAGATTTAAGAACAAATATTAGAAACTACACAGAAGTTAGTTCTACTGTGTTGTCGGATTCTGTTATAGAAAATATTGTATTAAACGCAGAGTATAGAATATATAGAGATGTACCTATTGATGCAGATAGAAAAATAGCTCAAGATAATTTAGTAGCAAACCAAGAACATGCTAATGTTCCAGCGGGAGCTTTAATTGTAAGAGCAGTTCAAGTTGCTGATTCTACTTCAGCTTTTAATAACCCTATTTACTTAGAAAAAAAAGATGTAACATTTTTAGATGAATATAATGCTTCACGTGCTACAGGAAGACCTAAATACTACGCTATGAAAGGTGGAGCAACAGGTAATACAAATACAACTTCAGGAGCAATATTATTATCTCCAATACCAAATGCTACATACGTATTTAAATTTCATTACAATGCTATACCAGCTAAGTTAGAGGCTTCTAGCAACGAGACAAATTTCATTAGTTTAAATTTCCCAAATGGTTTATTATATGCTGCTTTAGTAGAAGCATATGGGTATTTAAAAGGACCAACGGATATGTTACAGTTGTACGAAGGAAAATATAAACAAGAAATAGAAAAATTTGGAGGAGAGCAAATAGGTAGAAGAAGAAGAGACGATTACACTGATGGAACTGTCAGAATACCTGTTAACTCACCAACACCGTAAGGATATAAAATATGGCATCATCATTTACTACACTTGGTATAGAAAAAATGGCAACTGGCGAGAACGCTGGTACATGGGGAGATAAAACTAATACTAATTTAGATATCGTTAATACAGCCATTGCAGGTTATGTAGAACAATCAATTGCTGGAGGAGCTGCTACTACAGCTTTAAGTATTACAGACGGAGCTTCTACATCAGTAGCTCAAAATGCTGTTATAAAATTAACAGGAACAATATCTGGAAATCGAATTGTAACTGTTCCAGATTCAATAGAAAAAGTTTACATTGTAGCTAATGGCACTTCAGGTGCACATACAGTACAGTTTAAAACTGCATCAGGATCAGGGGTTACTTTTGGAGCATCTGATAAAGGAACAAAATTATTTTTTGTTGATGGAACTAATGTTGTTGACGCAGGATTAGGTGGAGCAACTGATTTAAATGGAGAAGAATTTATTTTAGATGAAGATGGAGATACAACTTTTACAGCCGATACCGATGATCAAATAGATATTAAAATAGCTGGCGCAGATGATTTTAGATTTACAGCAAATACTTTTACAGCTTTATCTGGAAGTGGTGTCGTTATACCAGATAGTGGACTTACTTTAGGAAGCACAGCGGTAACTTCAACCGCAACAGAATTAAATTTATTAGATGGGGTTTCTGGATTAGTACAGGCAGATTTAACTAAACTAGCAGCCATAGATGCTACAGCAGTTGAAATTAATTTAATTGATGGCGGTGCAACTGTAGGAACTACTGCAATAGCAGACGGTGATGGATTAATTATAAATGACGCTGGTACTATGAGAGTATCTACTGTTCAAACTCTTTCTGCTTATCTTGATGATGAAATTACAGCAATGCCTAATTTAGTTACTACTGCTGCAACAACGGTGGGCGTTTTAGATTCAGGGTCAATTACTTCTGGATTTGGCACGATTGATACAGGATCTTCTACTATTACAACAACAGGATTAATAAGTGGTGGCTCTTTAGATATTGATAATGTCTTGATTAATGGAACAACAATTGGTCATACTGATGACACAGACTTAATTACACTTGCAGATGGTATTGCAACAGTTGCAGGAGAGATTTCTGTGACTACACTAGATATTGGTGGAACAAATATAACAACAACTGCTGCAGAATTAAATTTAATAGATGGAGGTACTTCAAGAGGTACAACTGCAATTGCAGATGGCGATGGTGTTTTAATTAATGATGCTGGTACAATGAGAATGACCACTGTTCAAACTCTTTCTGCTTATCTTGATGATGAAATTACTGCAATGCCAAATCTTGTTACTACGGCCGCAACAACAGTGGGCGCTTTAAATTCAGGATCTATTACTTCAGGTTTTGGAACTATTGATACAGGATCCTCTGCAATTACAACAACAGGATTAATAAGTGGTGGATCACTTGATATAGATAACGTATTAATTAATGGTACAACAATTGGTCATACTGATGATACAGATTTATTAACACTTGCTGACGGATTGCTGACAGTAGCTGGTGAAGTATCAATGACAACTTTAGATATTGGTGGAACAAATGTAACAACAACTGCCGCAGAATTAAATTTAATAGACGGTGGAACTTCTACTGGTTCAATAACACTTGCAGATGCAGATGGGTTTATTGTAAACGATGGTGGTACTACCAAACTTATTCCCGCTACTGATATTAAAACTTACATTGGTTCATCTACAGCAGCAGATGATATAACAGCAGGTGATGCAGCAATTGGACTTTCAACTACTTCTGGTGATATTACAGTTGATTCAAACGCTGGAGCAGTATCAATAGACGGACACACAGGTGTTACAGTTGCTTCTTCAAGCTCTGGTAGCATAACTTTAGATTCAGTAGCAGACATTATTCTTGACGCTGCAGGAAATGATTTTAATTTTAAAGCTAGTGGTACAGAAGTTTTAAGAATAACTAATTCATCAAGCGATGTAATAATTAGACCCGTTGTTGATGCTAAAGATATTATATTTCAACAAAGAGATGGAACAGAAGTTGCAAGAATTGAAGACAACGCAACCTTTAATGTTTCATCAGCAGGTAAATTTGCGTATGCTGGTGTAGCAGTTACATCAACAGCAGCAGAATTAAATTTAGTAGATGGTA